GGCGGACCGACGGGGCCAAATGAGGCTGGCGGCGGGGGCGGCGGTGCCGGCGGGTTTCGAGTTTTAACAAATCACCCAATCCCTGCATCATCAGTTTCTGTGACGGTCGGTGCCGGAGGTAGTGCTGGTTCTAAAGGAAATAATTCTACATTCGCTTCAGATACACCTATATCTTCAACAGCTGGAGGTAGAGGCGGAGGAGCAGAATTAGGCGGGACAGATATGAACGGAGGTTCAGGAGGTGGAAAAGGAAATCTATCTGGGGGATCAAACCCAGGAAATCCACCAATCAATTCAGGATCAGGAAACGCTGGAGGTTATTCTCCACCAGAAGGAAATCAAGGTGGAAATACTGGCGGAGGGCCCCTTTATGCTGGAGGCGGGGGCGGAGGTGCTGGAGCACAAGGCGGAAATGGCCCTGCTTATCCAAATAATGCAGGAGCAGGAACTGCTTCAGATGTAAATAGTCCAACTGCATCCCCGTCAAATACAACTTATGCGACTGGTGGAATATCTGGAAGATATCCACAACCAGGAGGCGGCAGCTCGGGAAGTGCCAATACTGGAAACGGTGGTGGAGGAGCTAATTGCACAATTCCAGCAGGAAACGCCGGAGGAGCAGGTGGATCAGGAATTGTTGTAGTTAAAGAAACTGCACAAACAGCAGGAGCTTCAGGAATTTGGTCAATGGCTGATGTTGTAAAATATGAAAAAGAAGGGACATGGCCGACGTAGGAGAATTAAATTATGGCACACTTTGCAGAAATTAAATCAGATGACAATACAGTTTTAAGAGTTGTTGTAGTTAACAATTCAGATGTTGATGCTAACGGTGGAGACCTATCTGCTGAAGCTGAAACTTGGGTTGCTAACAATACCCCTGAAGATCCTTTAATAAAAGAAGAATTAGGTGGAACTTACCCTGATACTTATTGGAAACAAACATCTTATAATAATAATTTTAGACAAGTATATGCTGGATCAGGATATACTTATGATTCATCAATTGATAAATTTATACCACAAAAACCACATGATAATTGGGTATGGGATGAAACAAATTGGGCATGGAAACCACCTGTTGATGTACCAAGTGAACAAGGTCCTTGGAGATGGAATCAAGAAGAAAACACGTGGGAAAACATAAGAGGTATTTAAAAATACAACTAGAAAGAAAAAATGCACTATGAACATTATTATTGGTATTTTGATAGAGCGATACCAGAAAAAGTCTGTGATGATATTATAAAACTTGGAAACCTTAAACAAGAACAGATAGCTTTAACAGGAGGCATAGAAGGTTCAGATAAAAAAGAATATAAAAATTTAACAGAAGAAGAAAAGAAAGATTTAAAAAGAAAGAGAGATTCAAACATAGCATGGATAAATGACCAGTGGGTTTATGATGAAATCTTTCCTTATATAAGAACTGCAAACGTAAATTCAGGTTGGAATTTTCAATGGGATTGGGCAGAGAGTTGTCAGTTTACAAAATATAAATTAAACCAATATTATGGTTGGCATCAGGATTCATGGGATAAAATATACACAGGTAAAAAAAATCAAAATTTAAATGGTAAAATAAGAAAGCTATCTGTTACGGTAAATTTAACAGAGGGTGATGAGTACGAAGGTGGTGATCTAATGTTTGATTTAAGTAATCCAGATATTAAAAATAATATTTTAACAGCTAAAGAGGCTAAAAATAAAGGATCAGTTATAGTCTTTCCTTCCTTTAATTGGCATCAAGTTTCTCCTGTAACTAAAGGAACAAGGTATAGTTTAGTTATTTGGTGTTGTGGAAAGCCTTACGTATAAAATGTTATTAAAAGAATATTGGATAAAAGATCAGAATTACATAAATTCTTTAATACAAGAAATTAAAGATAACATCGATGAATCATATTCTTATAAGAGTAATGTTAGAGGAGAAAAAACTTATTGGAAACACTTTGTAAAAAAGAGTAAAAATTTTAAACCTGTTTTAGATTTATTAAATCAATATGTTTTATACGAGGCTTGGGGTAATATATTAAATAAAAATGATTACGTTGAGGAACACAATCATTTTGATCCTATTTTAACTAACCGCTTTGTCGATACAAGTGGTATTTTGTATTTAACGAATCATGGACCAGGAACTTTTTTTAAAGACTTTAATAAAATTATAAAACCACAAGTTGGTAAAATAGTTGTTTTCGATTCAAAATACTTACATTCTGTAAAAAAATGTGATACAGATGAACCAAGAATTACGTTAGCTTTTAATGGAAGAAAAAAAGAATCATATGAGTTTTAAAGATAAAAAATATACTGTGGTTAAGTCCGCTATCTCAAAAGAAAAATCAGATTTTATTTTTAAATACTTTCTTTTAAAAAGAAAGGTAGCAAGATATTTATTTGATAATTCATATATGTCGCCTTTTAGGGAAGACTGGGGCATGTTTAATGACCCTCAAGTTCCTAAAACCTACTCACATTATTCAGACATAGCGATGGAAGTTTTACTAGAAGAAATGTTACCAGTATTAAAAAAAGAAACTGAATTAGATTTAGTTCCTACTTATTCGTATGCTAGACTTTATAAAAAAGGAGATGAATTAAAAAGACACAAAGATAGAGAGAGCTGTGAGATATCTACAACTTTAAATTTAGGCGGAGATTCTTGGCCGATATTTTTAGAGCCAAATAAAAATGTAGGGATTTCAGGAGTAGATGGTTGCACTCCTAGCAGTAACAATCCAGGGGTAAAAATAAATTTAGAACCTGGAGATATGTTAATTTATTCAGGGTGTGTGTTAGAACATTGGAGAGAAACTTTTGAAGGAGAGGTTTGTGGTCAAGTATTTTTACATTACAATAATATAAAAACTTCCGGAGAAGAATATAAGTTTGATAAAAGACCTTTTTTAGGTTTACCTAATTATTATAATCAATGATTTATCCAACAACGATAGTTGATAATTTTTTTGATGATCCAGATAAAATTGTAGAATACTCAAAAAAATTAAATTACCAAAAAGATCCTAACAACGACTGGCCTGGAGTCAGAACAGAATCATTAAATAAAATAAATTATGATTTGTTTAATACTTCTATTACAAAAATAATATCAGTTTTATATCCAATGGATTTTAAAAATATAACTTTTAAAGCAACTCAATTTTTTCAAAAAGTAAACAAAGAAGATAGAGATGTTGGTAATAAACATACAGACCCAAATTTAATTACAGCTATTATATATTTAAGTGATCATAAAAAATGTGGTACTTCTATTTGCAGAATGGAGGGAGTAAGATCTGATTATAAAGAATCAATTATAATTGAATCTATGTATAACAGATTATTATTGTTTGATGCATCACAGTTGCATGCTGCACAAAAATATACAGATGGTTCTAATGATGATAGACTAACGTTAATATCTTTTATTTATAGTCTACATCATGAAAATTTAAAGTACCCCATACCTGAAATGAGAAGACTATTAATATGAAAGAATTAATTTTTTTAGGGGGACTACCTAGGTCTGGTAATACTCTTCTCGGATCAATGTTTATGCAACATCCGAATATAGCCATAACAGGCCACAGCAATTTAGTTAACATATTATTTAATTTAGATAATATTAAAAAAGGTAGTTTTCATAAAAATTTTCCAGACAATATATCTATAGATAATATTTTAGATAACATAGTAGAAAGATATTATTCACATTGGAAAGAAGATGTTATAATAGACAGAGCTCCATGGGGAACACTTGGAAATCTTGAATTAATAAAAAAATATATAAAACCACAAAAGATAAAATTTATTTTATTAAAAAGATCTTTTAAAGAAATATTAGGTTCTTTTTATAAGATGGGAGGTCCATATAAAGACATGAAACATGTGATGCATCCAAATCAAATGATAAGGTTTGATTATCAATCTGTGGGAACTGTTTTACAAGATCCTGATATAGATAAATTAATAATAGAATACGATGACTTAGTTATAAAACCACAAGAAATAGTAGATAAGATTAGTGAGTTTTGTGGACAAAAAAGTTTTAAATTAGACATAGATAAACTAACTCAGTTAAATTTAAATGGAATTGAATATGACGATAAACATGTTGGTGCTCCTTTACATAAAATTAGATTAGGTGAAATAAAAAAAATTAATTTTAATTATGATGAAATAATACCGAGAGATACTTATGAAGAGTATAAATATTTAGATCAAGTCTGGGAAAAAACAGAAAATTTTAATTTTATTAATAAGATAAGTAATTTTGAAAACATAAAAAATTACGTTAAATTTTTTATGGAAAAAGATTGGAAAAAATATACCTTTAGACAAGACACATTTGATGTACACTCAGAAACTCAAACAATACCTATTATATATAATGAAGATTTTGATAAGGAGATATTAGATAAGGGAACTCACCATGGTGTATTTGTTAAAATTTTGGGCAGTATAGAATCAGAGCTTTTGGCTAAACATGGTAGTGGACATATTGTAAGAGCCATACTAGTTAAACTACCTTCAAAATGTCAAATAAAACCACATCAGGATCATGGTAAATCTTTAAAAGAAACACTTAGATACCACCTACCAATTATAACCAATGAGGATGTTGTATTTACCGTAGGAGGTGAGTCAAAAAATTTAAAAGAGGGTCTACTTTGGGAAATTAAGAACACTGAAAAAATTCATTCTGTAATCAATAATGGACAAATTGATAGAATTCATTTAATAATAGACTGGAAAAAGTAATATATTTTTTAAAAAACTCAGGTATAATGGGGTATTATGTTACAAAAGATAGGTTTCCAACCAGGTATTAATAAACAAATTACATCTACAGGAGCAGAATATCAATGGATAGATTGTGATAACGTTCGTTTTAGGTATGGCACTCCTGAAAAAATAGGGGGATGGAACCAGCTAGGCACCGTAAATGAAAACGAACTTACAGGAGCAGGGCGTGGTCTTCATCATTTTGTTAATACTTTAGGTAGAAGATATGCAATCATTGGAACAAATAGAATTTTATATGCATACTCAGGTGGTGTATTTTATGACATACACCCAATTAAATCTACAACAACGCTTACAAGTGCATTTACCACAACTAACGGATCACCAACTGTCACGATAACTTTTCCAAGTGGTCACGGTATTAATCCTCAAGATATTATTTTATTAGATAATTTTACATCCATAACTAATTCCAATTTTAGTTCTTCTGATTTTGATGATAAAAAATTTATGGTGACTTCTGTTCCTACAACAGAAACAATAACAATTACAATGCCATCAAATGAGACAGGATCTGGTGCAACAACATCAGGTGGAATCAGAGTTCAACATTATTTTCCTGTCGGGTCTGCTGTTCAAGAAAAAGGATTTGGTTGGGGTCTTGGATCTTGGGGAGGAGAAGCTTCCAACCCGGTTACAACAACTTTAAATGGAGCACTGTTAGATGATACAGCAGGAACAGGTGGATCTGGAACATCAATAGTTTTAGCAGACGCTACTCAGTTTCCAAGTTCAGGAACTAATTTTATTCAAGTGGGTAACGAAGAAATATCTTACACTGGTGTTAGTGGTGGAACTACATTAACAGGCATCACAAGAGCTGTTAGAGGCTCAACTAGATCATCACACAGTGATGGAGCTACTGTTAAAAATAGCACTGATTATGTTGCATGGGGTGAAGCAGCATCAGGAGACTTAGTTCTTGAACCAGGTATGTGGTCAATAGATAATTTTGGAGACAAAGCTATTTGTTTAATTCATGATAGTTCAGTATTTGAGTGGGACTCCTCACTATCAAATGCAACAGAAACAAGATGTAATATTATATCGGGAGCACCAACTGCATCAAGACATATGGTGGTATCTACACCCGATCGTCACTTAGTATTTTTTGGAACAGAAACAACTATTGGAGATCCTACAACACAAGATGATATGTTTATTAGATTCTCAGACCAAGAAAATATTAATTCATATGCACCAACAGCAACTAACACAGCTGGTACACAAAGACTAGCTGATGGATCACAGATCAGAGGAGCAATCAGAGGTCGTGATGCAATTTATGTTTGGACCGATACAGCATTGTTCTTACAACGTTTTGTTGGACAACCGTTTACTTTTGCATTCGCACAAGTTGGAACCAACTGTGGATTAGCAGGACAGAATGCATGTGTAGAGGTTGATGGTGCTGCATACTGGATGTCAGAGAATGGTTTCTTTAGATATGCAGGTAAACTAGAATCACTGCCTTGTTTAGTTGAGGATTTTGTATTTGATGACATAAACATGGAATCAGGTAATCAAATGATTTCAGCAGGATTAAATAATTTATTTGGTGAGGTTATGTGGTTTTATCCACAAGCTACATCTACTGTTGTTAACAGAATGGTTACATATAATTATTTTGATTCATCACCACAAAGACCTGTATGGACTGTAGGATCTTTATCAAGAACAATGTGGAGAGATTCTGCTGTATTTACTAAACCACACGCTTTAGAATACGATGCAGGCACAGATACTTCTTTTGATGTTGTCGGAAATACAGAGGGTAGAACTTCTTACTATGAACACGAAACAGGGACAGATCAAAATAGAAATGGAACTATAACAGCAATCGCATCTAACATATCCTCTGGAGATTTTGATATTACACAAAGAAGATCAATTACTGGTCAAGGCACTGGTGTAGGTGATCTTAGAGGAGACGGTGAACACATAATGAAGATAAGAAGGTTTATACCAGATTTTATATCACAAACAGGTAACACACAAATTACTTTACAATTAAGAAACTTTCCTAATGACTCACAAGCAAGTTCATCGTTAGGTCCTTTTACTATAACATCGTCTACACAAAAGGTAGATACACGTGCTAGGGCAAGAGCTATTGCATTAAAGATTGCAAATACAGGAGCTAGTCAAAGTTGGAAATTAGGAACTTTTAGATTAGACATACAACCGGATGGACGTAGATAATGCCACTAAATAAAAAAGGTAAAAAGATAATGAAGTCTATGAAAAAACAATATGGTAAAAAACGTGGTGAACAAGTTTTTTATGCAACATTAAATAAGAAAAAAATTAAGGGAGTTAAGAAAAAATAATGGCAAAGATTACACAAACTATAACTAGACCATCACAAGAGTATGATTATACTGTAGCCGAAGCTCAGACTAGAGATCTAGATGGTGTTATACAAAAACTTAATACTACATATCAACAAGAATTAAAAGACGAGGTAGAAGCACAAAACTTCTTTATAAATTAATGGCCAATAGTTTTATAAATAAAAAAGTAGATTTAACCACAACAGATCTAACTACATTGTATACTGTGCCCACAGCAAAGACATCTGTAGTCAAGTCTTTGTTAGTAGCTAATGATTCAGGATCTGGTTGTAATATAGATGTTACTTTAGTGGATGCCTCTTCTAATATTTTTACTCTTTTTAAATCAAAGACCGTGGCAACAAACACAACAACAGAACTATTAACTCATCCTCTTGTAGTTGAAGAGAGTGAGATAATTAAAGTACAGGCTAGCGACGCAAACGAATTACATGTTATAGCCTCAATATTAGAAATACAGCCAAGAGAGGTAACAACATAATGAAGGTATTAGAGCCAAAAGAGATAATAGAAACTATTAGTAATATTAAGACAGGTGAGGTATACAAGAATGATAAGGAATGGAAAGAAAAAGGCATTCCTAAAGAAGATATTAGACGAGATGTTAAAATAATCATGCCTAGTCTTGATTTGTTTGGAGAAACTAAATGAGCATAATGCAACTAGTAAAAAAGAAAAAAGGTAAAAAACGACCTGGCTACCGTGGTCCTGGGGAGTATCAAGGTGGCGCCACAAATCAAGGTGGATCTGGTAAATCTTCTAGTAGTTCAAAAAGTGGAGGATTTACTGGAGGAGGCGGAGGAGGAGCAGATGCTTCAACACAATCTTTTGATAAATCAATAAATCCAAATAGACCAGGTGGACCAATAGGTAGGGATGATAGTGGGGGACCAGGTCCTGATCGAAGAGCAGTTAGTCAATTTTCTCAATATGGTAGAAATTTATTTGCTCAAAATTTAGATCCAAGATTAAGATTTGATCCTAGAACTGGGGGTATGAAAAAACCTTTTTTAAGCGGTTTAGGGTCTACTATATTTGGAGGTATATTAAGTTTAATAAATCCTGCGTTAGGACTAGCATTTAGAGGTGTTAATTTTCTAAGAGACAAAGTTCCTCAAACATTTCAAAATTTTAAATCGTCAAATACATTAGAAGAGTTTAGAGATAAAATGAGAGGATATGGAAGAACTATGCCGGTTATCAGCACCAACCCAGCTTTTGGCGGTATTGAGTCACTTGGTGTTTTTGATGATGATGAAGAAGAAGATATTATAATACCTGGGGCTAAGCCAACTATTCCTAGTCTATCTGATGAACTTATGGATTTTGAACAAGGCCAAACAATCTCTCCTTTACAAGCAAGAGATGGTGGTAGAATTCAATATATGGATGGTGGACTAACTGACCTCGTAGATATATATGATTGATTATAGGAGAAAAAGGCGATAAAAAGGTAAAACTATGGCAATTTCAAGGATGAATATGGAAAGACAACTTCGTAACATGGGTGGACTTATGACGCTAGAGGAGCCAAGGCAAGGGTATTTTCTAGGTAAGATTGTAAGAAAAGCTAAAAAAGCCATAAAGAAAGTTGTTAAATCACCACTAGGTAAAGCTGCAATATTAGGCGGTATAGGTATGATTCCTTTTGGTGCTAGTAAAGCAAGTTTGTTTAGCAGACTAGGTGGTGCTTTAGGAACTGGTGGTAAACTAAGCACACTTGGAGATATATTTCGAGTTGGTGGAGAAGCCGGAAAAGCTTTTAGTGTCCCTAGAATACTAGGTGGAATTGGTATTGGTTCTGCATTAGCTGCACCATTCTTAATGGGTGGTGATGAAGAAGAAGAGGATCCAGGTATACCTGTTTCAGGTGTACAGCCAATGGTAGCTGATATTAGAAATCAAGCTCAACAGTTTTATAGAGATCCTGCTGCAGCTGCAGCCTCTGGTTTATTTTTTATGCCACAAAGAAGATTTGTGCAAGAACCTTTTCTTGCTGCCGGTGGTGGATTAGCTGACATACCAAGAGGAGGATATGAAAGTGGTGAAATGGTTATGGAAGATTTATCAAAAGACCCTAACTACAAAGGTTGGTTAAAATTATATGAAAAAAATCCTGAAGTAGCTATGATGAATGAAAAGGCTAAAGAATATTTACGATTTAAAAACAGTAAAGCTGGAGGTGGATTAGCTGACATACCAAGAGAGGGATACGAGAGTGGTGAAAAAGTTTCAGGTATTTTAAAACTACTTAGTAGGCTTACTCCTGCTGGAGCAGCTAAAGAATTAGCTTCAAACATGGACATGGACACTTTAAAAAAACTTAGCATGTTAACTCCTTTTGGAGCTGCTAAAAAAGCAGCTGAAGGTCTTGCAAGTATGGATATGGATATTTTAAAAAAACTTAGCATGTTAACCCCTACTGGAGCTGCATTTAATTTAGGTAAAAAACTTGCTATGAAAGATGGCGGTATGATAGACATGGGTGGTTTAGAAAAAGATTATAGAGAAGGTGGCTTTGTGCCAATAGGAGCTGAGGAAAGAGCAGACGATGTACCTGCTAGACTTAGCAAGAATGAATTTGTATTTACAGCAGACGCTGTAAGAAATGCAGGCGGAGGCGACATAGACAAAGGTGCTGAAGTTATGCAAAATATGATGGACAATCTAGAAGCAGGTGGTACTATATCAGAAGAGTCTCAGGGCAAAGAAAATCCTGCACAAGCAATGTTCGATCAAGCACAAATGTTGGAGAATAGGATAGTATAATGGCGTTACCAGATTATTTACAAGAAGCAGGAAAAGATTTTGCCAAACAGTTAACGGCACAAACAGC